GTTCAGTGTGTGCGTGACCACCGTGCCTTCCTGCATTGCCGGCAGGTTGAAGGTGGTTGCGCCGTCACCGGCGCCGTAGCGGGTACCGATGGCGGCGAACAGGGCCGGGTAGCTGGCACGCGGAACAGCGGCGCCATTGCACAGCAGCATGCCGTTGGGCGCGGTGGCACCGGCGAACAGAATCACCTGTCCGGGCACGTGCACGCTGGATGGCACGCCGGTCATGTTGCGCCAGTCCAGGTAGTGGGTGCCGTGGCGGCCATCGAGCAGGTCGGCATCCAGGCCCTTGTCGGCGCCCTCGTCCTTCAACGCGGCCGATTTCAGCCCCAGGGCGGAACGGAACGCGGCATCGGTGGCGATCGACAACAGCGTGCGGACGAACTGGGTGGGGGCGCTGGCGCCAAAGCGCTTGTCGATGAAGGCACGCAGCCCGCGCGGTGTCACCGCACGCTGGGCATCTGCACCCTCTTCGGTCTCGGTCGTCGTGGCCAGTTCGACCACGCCCTGCACCTCGGTGGTGGAGGGCGGATAGATGAATTCGGCATTGCCGAACTCGATCAGCGCGGTATCGACTTCACTGAAGCGGGTATCGGTGGAGAGCAGCAGCATCGAGGCTGCGGTCTTCTCCATGATCGGATCGGTCTGGCCGAAGGTTGCAAACAGCGTACCGTCGCCCAGGTACAGGCCGAAGCCGCGCAGGCTGTAGGCGGTAGCGCTGTCGTCACGGATCGTGACGTGCAGCGTGTCGTCGCCCACGGCCTTGCCGCCGAACGTCGAGACCCGCTTGATCTCGCCGGGCAGGGCGGTCAGCCCTGCCGTCGGCGTGAATGCCGTGGACGTCAGGCCGATCTCGGTGATCAGCACGGCACTGGTGCCGGTGTTGGGTGGATTGACCAGCCTGGCGAAGCCGGCGTCGGTGATTTTCAAGCGCATGCGGGGTTTACTCTCCGATCAGTTGGATGCGGCGGAAGGTGGTGCCATGGGCGCCGGCAAGTGCACCGATACCGGCGCTGGCCTGCATGCCCTGGGTGAACGTGAAGTGCGAGCGCACCGGCTTGGTGCGGCTGATCTCGCCGATCACGTCGTCGACGAACTTGGCGGTGGCGGTCTCGCCGCCCTGGTTGGCGATGGTCATCACCGCTTCGAAGGTGTGCGGTGCACCTCGCGGCTGCATTTCCCACCATTCGCGGATCAGGATCGAACCGCCGAACGCAGCCACCACATCGCGGACGCTGCCCCAGGTGCCTTTGCGGCGCTGGATCGCGATCGCGGCGCGCACGCGGGCACGCTTTACCGTTTCCGGCCAGTAGGCCTTCCATTCGTCGACGGACAAGGCCCAGGCCAGCCAGGGCAGCAATGCGGTCGGACAGCGGTCGGCGTCCCACAGTGCGGTGATGTCTACCGGCAGCGGACGGGCGACGATGGCGCGCGCCAGTCCACGTTCGGCATGGGTGGCATTGGGGGGCAGCAGGTTGGGAGCACGCGGAACCGCGATCTGCGCATCGCCTTCGATCAGCGTGCCGGGTGCCGGGGCGGCCGACAGGATGACCGTGGCGCCGCTGATGGCAACATCGCGCAACCGCTGCCGTCCTTGCTGGTCGGTGCGGTACACCGCCTGCAGGGTTGCCAGTGCACCACCGGGGTGACGGAAGGTACGGTTTCGCCCATCGATGGCACCGCTCAGACGCGCGCCGATCAGGCGGGTGGCAGCGTCACTCATCATTGCCGCCATGGGTCAGCGTGATGCTGGTGCAGTGCGTGGCCTGGGTACGATCAACCACGATGTCTTTGGCCGGGTTGGTGATCTCCACGCGCTGCACGCCCTCGGCATGCAGTGCGGCGAACAATCCCGAACGGGTGACGTCGCGGCCGAGCCGGTGCGATTCGCTGATGTAGCGGTCAAGGCGGGTGCGCGCTTCGGCCAGCACCACCTGCGAATCCGGGCCGGCAAAAGTGAAAAGTGCGGCGTCGACCGTGTAGTTGATGATGGCAGCGGGTTTAACCACTACGTGATCGGTCAGTGGTCGCACGTCATCCGCACTCAGCTTTGCGTCGACGATATCGAGCAGACCCTGGGAAGCGGTGCCGTCGCCTTCGCGTGAGAGCACAGAAACCACTACCTCGCCAGGGGAGGGACTGGTTGCGCTGGCGTCCAGCACACGGGCGTCGGCGCTCAGCGCGTGGAAGATGTAGGCACCCTCCGGCCCAGCCACACTGAAGCCTTCCGGCCCCAGCTGGATGCGGCGTCGGAAATCCTCGTCACTTTCGTAGCGCGGTGCGATGCCTTGCTGCGGCTTGCCGGGGTCCAGCACCTGGCGGGCGATGCCGAAGATCGCAGCCAGATGGTCCAGATCGTTGCCGACGGCATAGGCCAGCATCACGCCACGTGCTGCATCGTTGACCCGCTGGCGATCGAGCAGGCGCAGGTAGGTGCAGACCTCGAGGATCTTGAAGGCCGGGTCCGACGGCAGCAGCGCGTCGAAGGTGGGATCCAGGGCCTGCAGTGCGGTCAACGATTCATCGAACATGGCTTCGAAATCGAGCACTTCGATGACCGCCGGTGCAGGCAGCTGGGAGAGATTGACACTGGTGAACGAGCCGGATGCCACGGTTAGCGAACCTCGATTCCTTCGATGGTGATGGCCTCGCCGTCGGGCAGATGGATTCCGGTCACTGCCAGGATCATCACGCCGGGGGCGGGGAGGGAGACGTCGACGTTCTCGACGTGGAGACGCGGTTCCCATCGCGCGAGCGCGTCGACGGTGGCCGCGATCAGGTCCATGCGCAGCGAGCGGTTGGTCGGCGCATCGATCAGTTCGAACACGCGCGAGCCGTATTCGCGGCGCAGTACGCGGGAGCCAAGGGGCGTGGTGAGAATGTCACGCACGGACTGGTGCAGATGGGCGAGCCCATCCGATGATTTGCCGGTGTTGGCGTCGATTCCTCGCATGGCCTCTATCGTCGTGAATTGCGGTTTTTCAGGGCATTGCAGGCGTGGCCGATCAGGCCTGCGCCGGCGTGGTCGGAGCGGTCGGCCCCTGCGCGGTGTGCTTGTGTGCCTTCAGCCCGATGGCACCTGCCTTGATCTCGGCGGGTGTGCTGATGTCCTTGCCCGCACTGATCGCGCCGCTGACGTCCAGGTTGCCGGTCGCCTTGATCGACGGTGTATCGAGCACGATCGATTCGCTGGCCATCACCTGTGCATTCGCGCAGGTGACGATGACCTTGCCGCTGCCGACATGGACGTTGAGGGTGGTGGTTTCCTGGTCGTATTCGACGGTGCTGCCGTCGGCGAATTCGGTGCGTTGCCGCAGGCGCGAGTCGGCCGGTGGCGGAAAGCGGTCCTGGTACAGGCTGCCGAGTACCAGCGCCTGGCCGGGGTCACCATAGGGGCACGCCAGTACGACCTGCTCGCCCGGCTCGGGCGCGCACCAGCTGCGCACGCCGGGTCCGGCCCGGCGTTCCAGCCAGGGAATCCAGTCGGTGAGCATGCCATCGGCATCTACGCGCACGCGGCCGCCTGCTTCGTCCAGCTCGCGCACGACGCCGATCATCAGCAGGTTGCCGATCAGGCGCGCGTGTTCGGCACTCATGGTGCTGCTCCTTCAATGGGCTGGTAGCGTGCTTCGTGATCACGACCGATCTCCGGTACGAAGCTGTAGAAGGCCTGGGGAACTGCGCCTCCGGTCTCCTCCCAGGCGTTGCTGCCCAAAGCGACCGGCAATGACCACTCCACCAGCCAGGTGCGAAGGCCTGGCTGCGCCGCCGCCGTGTCTTCGGGCAGTGCGGCGATCACATCGATCGCGCCGCTGGCCGCGCCGGGGAACCGGCCGAGCTGGTGCAGCCAGCCGGCGAGCGCGACGGCGGCCTTGCGCAGCTGCAGTGCCGCGTCGATAGCGGCGGCAGCGACGACGACGCGTGCCTCGAAGCGCAGCAATGCCTGCATCTGCCCGCTGCCATCGTCCTTGTCCTTGCTGCGATCGCAGCGGGTCATTGCCAGCAGGCAGGCGGGTGTGGCCAGGCCTTCAGCACCGGGTTCGCGATAGAACTCGACGGTTGCGAAGTCCGGGAAGCGGGCGCGGATCGCGGCTTCGATGGCGGGGTGCAGTGCGTCGAGAATGGAAGAGGAGGAGTTGGTCGCCATGTCAGCTCGTGCGTTGAATGGGAGGACGCGCCTGGTTGGGGACGCGCGCTGTCTGCATCCAGTGTTGCCATCACCCGCCGCATGGGACATTGCAGGCGTGGCCGCGGGGATCAGCGCTGTTGCCGCGCGGTGGCCGTGCCGGTGGCTGTGCACTCTGCAGGCGCCATTGGCGCTGTACCGTTGAGGGTGATCCCCTGCTGGCTGCCGAGGCTGCACAGCAGGGCACGCAGCTGGTCGGCCAGTGCGTGGTACTGCCGCGCGACGGCAACGTGATTGCGTAGCAGCGCATCGTCGTTGGCCGCCTGCAGGTCCGGCAGCTCGTCCGGCGCACGCAACTGCGCCGGTGCGATGCTGAGATCAACGAGGCAGGGCGCGGCCGGCGTTGGCTTCGCGCCAGATGCGCACGAACTCAGCATCAGCGTCGCCGCGATCACGGCCAGGCGTCTTGGCATGGGTCTCGATGTCCTGTTGCAGGTTGGTGAATTGCCGGGTGCGTTCGGCTTGCGTGGCCAGGCGCTGTGACTCGGCCTGCGCGCTGGTACGGAGATTGGCGAGGTTCTGCTGGTGTGCGGCCTGCACCGAGTCAGCGCGTGATGCCTGCTGTGCGGCCTGGGCGCTGGCATCGGCGAGGTCTGCGCTGCGGTCCCGTAGCGTCCACCCCAGCCAGGCGCAGCCTGCGTGGCTTCCGGCAAGGACCAGCAGGCCGATTCGGAACCGCAGGGCGAGGGGTGTCACTGCAGGGCTCCACCGGCGGTGCGGTAGGCCACGCGAAGTGTTTCCAGCGCATGTTCCTTCTGCCCATAGCCGGCGCCGGGCAGTGACGCCCAGATGCGCCGGGCCGCGGTGACGGCGGCATCGAAACGTCCCAGTCGGATCAGCTCGTAGGCCCCGCACTGCTTGAGCAGCGCGACCGCTGCGCGATCCTGCGAAACCGGGCCGAAGTCGGGCAGGTCCAGCCGTGCACGCAGGTCATCCCAGGTACTGCGCAGG